TACTCTCATGCGTGTGCTGGATACTACACATCCAACATGACAGACGCCGCTATTGTCGTGCTAGACGCCATAGGCGAATACGAGACTTCTACAATCTGGGTAGGAGAAGGCAAGAAGATTAAACAGCTGTACAGCCAAAAGTACCCGATGAGCTTTGGCCTGTTCTACTCTGCCTTCACCAAGTTGGTTGGTCTAAAGCCAAACGAAGAAGAGTACATCATGATGGGCATGGCTGCATATGGGAATGCAGACCGCTACTACCAAAAAGTTCGTGATTACTTTCCTGTATTCTCCCACCAGAAGTACAACTTCCACTCAGGGATTCACGACTGGGAGGAGCTTGTAGAGGGCCAAGCTAGGTTTGATATTGCGGCCGCAGTGCAGAAAGTGTTTGAAGAGCGGCTCATCGAGTTTATGGGGATGGCAAAAGCTTTGACTGGTAAAGAAAATCTAGTCTTTATGGGGGGCTGTGCCCTAAACAGTAAAGCCAATACTCTGCTCTGGGACATGTTTAAAAACGTGTGGATTATGCCCAACCCTGGCGATGCTGGTTCAGCGTTAGGGGCTGCTGCTGCAATGTATGGCGACCACCTATATTGGAGGAGTCCCTATTTGGGACATGACTTGGGTGGCGAATATCCCGTAGACAAAATACTAAACGCCCTTATTGAAGACAAGATAGCACCAGTAGCTAACGGAAAAGCAGAGTATGGACCTAGGGCTCTTGGCAATCGCAGTATTCTTGCTGACCCTCGTGATCCTAATATTAAGGACAAAGTAAACCTAATTAAGAAGCGCGAGCTGTTTAGGCCATTTGCTCCAGTAGTTCTGGAAGAAGAGGCCCACAACTGGTTTGATATGAGGTACGCGTCTCCATATATGCAGTACACGCCTAGAGCTTTGAGACCAGAAATGATGCCAAGCGTTGTTCATGCTGACGGAACCTCTCGTGTCCAAACTGTCAATGAGTACGAACACTCTGGACTTTATGCTGTCCTAAAGAAGTGGCATAGCCTTACTGGAGTTCCTGTACTATTGAATACGAGCCTAAACATTAAAGGTCAGCCCATCTTGAATGATGAAGAAGACGTTAAGGCTTGGGAAGAGCACTATAAGAAAGGCATAATAAGATGATTATTCTCTACTACCTAGAGCGTGCTTATCGAAAAATTAAGTGGTGGCTCTTCCCCAAGAAACGACCAAAGAAAGATTTTATTTACTAATGAGAAGCGACATTGTAGGACCTGACGACGAGGTTGTTCCTTACGTAGACCCTATCTACACCCCCGATAACAGGCATCTTCCAAAGATGTTTGACTTTATTAAAAACGCAATTACAGATGAAGAAGCGGAATCTCTTAGAGAGTTTATAGAACAAAAGCTTTCTGAAGAGCGCGAAGACCTAGAAGCTAGTCAATCTATGGTTTTGGCTTACAGGCCTGACGAGTGGGACAGCGCGGGAGTTATTGCAAAGATTCAGGATTTAGCCAAACTCCACATTCAAAATACTTACTCTTTGGGAGGGTACTTGGGGGCCCAAAAGTTTATGTTGCTTCGTACTGAAAATGCTCAGTCATATAAAGAGGTGTACGGAAACTACAACAACGATGGAGAAATTTTATACACTGCAATTGTCTCTCCTTGTCGGGGCACTGAGTATTTTCAGGGAGAAACTAAGTACACGATAAACGGCGAAGGCTTTAAGCCGAGAGCAGTCGACATGACTGTTCACAGAAATGAAGAGCTAAACAACTGGGAAATAACCGAAGTTATTAATGGAACTAGATTCGACTTGGTTATAGTTTTCCAAGAAGTGGATAAGCAAGTTTCGTATGACTACGAAATAGATCAGACTATTGCCGAAGGTCTTTCTGCCTTCTAAACAGCTCTAGTTGACCATCCCGCGCCTACAGGAACAAAGTCGGTTGAGCTGAATCTTTTCCCCGTGAGTACTGGAGTAACTTCGTGCTCTATGTTTGAGGGGATTATTAGCATCCTGTTTGCCTTAAACGGTAGGGAGATGTTGTCCTCTAAAAACACTAAGTCCCCGCCTTCAGTATCTTCAGTTTGCTTTAAATAGAAAACAACTCCGTAATCAAAGCAGTCTACGTGAGAACTTATGGCATCTCCGCCTTTTAAAACATGGTATGCATCAAAAGAAACTGGCCTGTGCTCTGAAAAATCTAAACCGAGAGCTTCTCCGTACATTTTAAAAGCCTTATTTGCAGCTTCAGAAATGACTTGTTCTGCAATTCTTTTATAGTGCGAGGGATATAGGTCAATGTTGTAATTTCTTGTCCCCCAGATATTGTAGTGTTTTTCGGTGTCGTCTTCTACTTCTTCTGGCTCCATAGCATCTACTGGCATCATAGACATATCATCATCATCAACATGGTTCAGCTGAAAACCGTTTTTGTCTGCCCACATAAGCATTTCATACAAATCTTCTAATGGCTCGGTGGGGCACAGGTCATCGACTATGCCAATTTCGGTACCTGGGAGAAAAGTTAGATTCATGGGTACATTTTATCAATCAAATAGAAGGTTGTATTTTTTATTAAACTTAAAACCATGGACGCCCCTATTGAGAAAGCTTTACTCTACGCACGTGTATCAACGCAGATGCAGGTGGAGGATGGAGTGTCCCTGGGTGCACAGGAGAGACAGCTGATTCAGGCAGCTGAGATGTATGGGTTCACTGAGCATGAGGTTGTGCTGGAGGAGGGCCGCTCTGGTAAGAATGTGTCAGGGCGACCGAAATTAATAGACGCCCTTAATCAGTTAGACAAAGGGGAGGCAGGAGCACTGATCGTAACTAGGATTGATAGGTTGGCTAGATCAACCAAGGACTTCTTGGATATTGTGGACAGGGCTGGTAAGAATGGGTGGAGGCTTATTATGCTGGACCTAAACCTAGACACTTCTACTTATCAGGGGAGATTTGTGGTGACAATCATGTCGGCGCTCGCTGAAATGGAGCGAGGAATTATCGCTGAGCGTGCTAAGGATATACACAAAGACAGACGGGAGCAGGGTGTAGTGTGGGGGAAGGATATGGGCCCAAGGCCTATGTATCCGCCACAGGTTAGAGAGCAACTTTTGATTCACAGGAGGAGGGGAATGTCTTTCCAGGCAATCGCCGACACGCTGAATGTGAACGGGGTACTTGCGCCAAGAGGCGGAACGTGGTATGCTAGTTCTGTACGCAACGCAATAAACGCGCTTACACAGATGGAGGATAACAGTGGGGAGGCGTAAAAAGAGTGAGAAAAAGGATGATCCAACAAAGGATTGGGAAGTAACTCAAGAGATACAAATTAATGGACGCTATGTCGAGCCAGGAACAGAACTAAAGATAAAGGGCGAGCGGGGACGATTCAGATTTATCAAACACGTGCTTACGTCCACAGCGGAGTGGATTGATGTGTGGGGTGGGCCAAAAAATGCTCAGCAGTGGAGGAGTTTTAGAACTGATAAAGTTCAAAGAGTTCACTACAAAAACACGACTGATAGGGCACTGGCTCAGGAGTATAAAGACAAGAAAGCTGCGATAAAAGAAGAATCTGATAGTGAAGACAGTTAGTCCGTCCTCTCTAAAGCCACTCGGGGTTTTCTAAGTACCAGTTAACGGTCTTTTCTAGAGAGTTTTCTAGGGTGTAAGCAGGAGTCCAACCAGAGCTGAGCAACTTAGATCCGTCTAAGCTATAAGAATCGTCATATCCAGGTCTAGAAATGTTTCCGTCTTCAAGTTTGTAGTTCAAGTCTCTACCTGCAAATGTTGCAATTAGCTCTGCCCAATCAAGGTTGGAGTATTTTCCATCTGCTCCTATGTGCCACTTGCTGGGCTCCACGGAAGTGAGCGGAGAATTAAAATCTAAAGATAAGAGATGAAGAAGTGCGCTAGCAACATTTTCAACATAAACATATGTTCTAGTTGCAACTTTTCCATTGCTGGTGTGAATTGTCACTTCTTCATTGTTTAGAATCTTTTTTATGACAAGAGGCGTAAACTTTTCGGTGTCTTGTAGGGGCCCCACTACATTTACCATGTTTGTTGTTGCTAGCGGAACGTTGTACGTTCTCCAGTAAGAAAAAGAGATGTTTTCTTGAGCAGCCTTAGAAGCACTGTACGGGTTACTTGGAAAGTGTCTGTCTTGCTCTGTGTGCGGGCTGCCAGTATCGGGCCCGTAAACTTCATCAGTAGAGCACTGTATAAACTTCTCAATATTCGCAGTCTTAGCCCAATCTAAAAGATTGCAAACAATTGCAACATTGTTCATGATGGTCTCTGTAGGTTTCTTGATGCCTACATCGACATGACTCTGGCTGGCAAGATTAATTACATAGTCAATCGGACCAAATTCGCTTGAGATGTACTCTGTTATTGGGTGAGTAAGATCGTGAACAAGTGTTTTAACTCTAGAAGACCTAGATCCTATGGCCCATTCAAGTCTGTTTTGTCCATTTTTAAACGCTGATATTGGGCACACTGTTTCCCAGTCAGTGTTGTCTAGAATAGCTTTTAAGACATGAGCTCCTACGAAACCAGTGGCTCCTGTCAACAAAACCCGTTTTTTCATACGTATAGTGTAGTCTAAAGCAATGAGAACATGTGTTGTAACCGCTACAGACAGAAACTACTTTGTGGGCACTGAAGTCATGCTTCGTAGCTTGGACGCTAACTATCATGGCGAAAACAAGCTAGAGGTTTATGTGCTTGTTCCCAGTAAGCAGCAAAACTGGGACTTCCACAGCACCGAGTTTAAAAACATAGACGTTACTCTTATATATGACCCTGTGTTCGAGAGTGGTGAAGCCGTCGCTGCCGCCGAGAACATGTACGACAAAGGCAGGCTGACCTCGACTTCTATGTTTAGGTTTTGGCTGGGAGACCTGTTTAAAAAGCACGACAAGGCTGTCTACATTGACTGCGACACTGTAATCATGAGGGACATTCAGCCA